CAACCTCATCGAGAGACTTTAATCCGGTATGCGACATTACTTGCTAGACTGGTGACAAAATAAGAAACTCAGAAAGTCGACAATCGCGTCAGAAAAGCGTGTGTGGCGCAAACGGCGCAGGACACCTAGTATGGAGGGATCAACAGTCATCGGTGACGCACATGAAACGGAGCGCCATGTCGTCAACCACATACGGCAGGCAGGGTACCGCCTGGATCGCCTCCACTGTGCGGAGAAAATCATCCGCAGTCGGTGCACACACGGGGGCATCGCCCCCATAAAGCGTGGGAGTGGAGTACGAACGCTCAAGGCACAGTAGGGTGTGCCGGTCGTAAGTCAAATCCTGTGTCCCCGCTTGGACTGTCCAATTTGTCCAAGGCTTGTTCTCGTCCACCGGTACCGGAGTGCGCTTGCACCCTTTCCGCAGATGAAGGACTTGCCTGGCCATATCGGATAAAATTGGCACGTACGGCTGTGTGCGGACAATGGAATCAGCGACTCCTGTGGCCCACGCAGCGGCATCACCCTTGGTCAGGTCCAGCATCCAGCCCAGCTTGAATGCTGCCCGTCCGACAGTTCGCCCCCACAACCAACGTCGTCCCAATGGGGTGGGGACGTTGTAGGGACGCATCCCCAAGTAGACCGCGCTACCAATGTAATTGGTGCAGTCCAACTTGGTTACCAGACCGAATCGCTTGACGTTGCGCTCCAATTCGCGCATTATCCGGGCGCGGTCTGGCCAGAGATGTTTCGGGAGGAAGCCAAGAGTGTCGTCCCCAGTGATGCTGATGCGAATATACGCCATGGCGTAACGCAAATGCTCCATCTGGAGGTCCTCCAACTCTACGCCCGCAACGGCCGCTGCCACACACAATCCCATTACTAGCCCGTTCAACAGGGCGTTCATGAGGCTAGTGTCATCGCGGCCCGAAGCTAGCATGATGGCTGCTCGGTACTTCATCTCACCCATTCTGCCCCTTGGGGCTCTCCAAGCTGCAATCAATCGCGCAAACTCTGGGTCCGTTAGCATCTCGGAGTAATAGCCCTCGACGAGACGCATACTCTCCGCGGAGTGTGTGCAATCAAACATGGAGTAGTCACACCAAAAGGCGAAAACTTCTCCATCCTCACAGCCTTGGATACTGGAATCCAGCCAATCCTGCAGGTTCTCCGGTGTGGTGGCACCGTAAAACAGCCAATTGTCAGATCCCCAGTGCTTTTTCAAGCGCTCCAACTTGGGCTTTATGATCGGGCCGGCGACAATATGCGCTTTGTCTTTGGGCGCCATGATCATGCGAGCGATCGACTCTTGAAGTGGCTTTGCTTCACACCAGTTAAACTTCTCATAGCTCGCGAGGAGCTCCTGCTTAACAAATGCGGAAAAAGTCAAATCCTTGTCGCTCAACCCGCCATAGTTGATGTACTCGGCGTACGCTCGCTCTAGTGCGCGTCTGCGACGAGCCGGCATACTTGCGATCCAAGATTCAACCGTCATCCGTTCCCCATCGAGGGCACGCGGGTGCAGGAGGACTTCCTTAAAGGTGTCCATCACTGCCCAGGCGGCTGGGGACGACGTGGGTTTAGCGAGAAAGGCACGCCCAATTAGCGCTTGCATTCTTGAGTATGTGCCCTTCCGCGTCACCATGGGGTAACACCCCGAGACACCAATTCCGGCGAGAACACACTCGCGTTTTGGTCGCTCAAGACTGGTGTCTATCTTGGCGAGGTCCCCTTTCTCCACCTCATACATGCGACCAGCTTCTGGGATACGGGATTTCTTCGAATTCCGCAACCACGGCACTTCTGACCTGTGCATCGTGATCGCGCCTTTCGGAATATCAACCTTTTCCCACTTGCTCGCTTTTGGTGGTAGGGTGGAAGAGTTCAAGTGTACCCGTCCGGGGTGGCCCTCGGCGACAGTGAGGTTCTGTTGAATCTGCAAGCCCATCGTTGAGACGGCACCGCACTTATTCAACTTAGCCTGACAATCGTTGCACTCCCGGTGTTTCCACTTGTATCTGCCTTTGGGGGGAGAAAGGGG